AGCAACGAATGGGAGATTAAGTCAGCCGAAGAAGCTACAAAGGTGGCAAAAATTTGGTATGACATCCTCAGGTTGGAGTCAGGCCAGGCAACAACGATCAACGAGAACCGCACCGGGAACCCTGAAGACCGTTTATCACGCTTAGAGGAGCTAAGATCAGAAGCGAAAGCTCGTGTCGAAGCAGGCTTGCGAGCAATAGGGGACGGCCAAAGCGGATGATCTTTTATGTGGGGACAGACCACCCTTCGTGGTTATGGAAAGAACCAATCAAATATCCATTATTTATATCTAATCGTGCGCTTAGCAGATATAAGAGCTTCAAACCAGCAGATAAACCCTGGGCTCTTGATTCGGGCGGGTTCACCGAACTAAATATGTACGGCACATGGGTCACAACACCCGCACAGTACATTCATCAGATTCGACGCTACATCAGCGAAATAGGCCACCTAAATTGGACCGCCCCCCAAGATTGGATGTGCGAACCTCAAGTTTTAAAAAAAACTGGTTTTACTGTCCCTAAACATCAGCTATTGACAGTCCAAAACTTTCAACTGCTCCGTGACCTAGCACCCGATCTACCTATCATCCCGGTGCTACAAGGATGGGAACCTGACGACTACTTCCGTCACCGTGACCTATACGCCGAACATGGCATTGATCTATCTGCCGAACCTTTAGTAGGTATGGGGACATTTTGCCGTCGAGCATCACTACGCCCAGTTCAACGTATTGTCAGAGAACTATTTGACGACGGACTTAAAATGCACGGCTTTGGTGTTAAATCGGATGGACTTCCTGCAATAGGAGACTTTCTAGCATCATCGGACAGTATGGCCTGGTCTTTCACAGCTCGTCGAGAAGATCGCAATTTGTGCGGCGTACCCCATGTTTCTCCCCGATGCCACCATTGTCGCAAATGGGCTACTATGTGGGCTGATAAAACGACAGCAAAGATCGGGTCGTCACCAGTACAGCTTGAATTTGCATACAACTAGGAGAACCATGAATAAGAAAACTGTTGCGGCATTCATCGCATATGCGGCAAGTATTCCGTTAGCAAACTGGATGATTGACCATATTGGTACACAATCGTTCCCTGGCGGCCCGCACACCATCCCGGTCGGATTCGGATATGACGCACCATCAGGAACATTGATGATCGGTATCGCATTATTTGCCCGTGACCTTATTCAACGCACGGCAGGAACCAAAACGGCCTTCTTCGCTATTGGAATCGGAACACTTCTATCTTTCATCGTTGCCAGCCCCGCATTAGCAACTGCCTCAGTTGTAGCTTTCGCTTTAGGAGAACTAGCAGACCTCATTGTTTATACACCACTACAAAAAAAGCGTTTAGTTCTCGCTGTTGTCGCATCAGGGTTTATTGGTGGAATCATTGACAGTTTGATATTTCTTCAAATTGCGTTTGGATCGACACAATACTGGCAAGGTCAAGTCATCGCTAAGACTGCTGTTGCATTAGTTGCTGGCGCGTTCATCTATCATTCAAGGAGAAATGCGTATGACAACTAAACCTGACCGTTTATTGACACAGAACAGCGAGTTACGCAAAGTCGGCGTGTGGAACTGGACGCTCCCAGCGCATACTCTCAAGCTTACGGACGGCTCCTGGTTCAACACTTGCCCTAATGCTGGTGCTTGTGGCCGTGTTTGCTACGCCAAAATGGGAACATACCTGTTCTCTAACGTGCGCCGTCGCCACCTACAAAACCTTGAGTATGTGTTAGGTAATGACAGTTGGTGGTGCGAAATGGTTTCGGAGTTAGAACATAAGCGTTTCCGACCCACGGGCAAACCACATGATCTCCCACATGACGAGTCTGACCGATGGTTGCATAAATGGGTCACTACTGGTGGTCGAGCCATCCGAATCCATGATGCGGGTGATTTCTTTGATTTCGGATACTTGAGTGCATGGCTTGTTATTGCATACACTCACAAAGACATTCTTTTCTACGCGTACACTAAAGAAGTAGAAATGGTTAAAGAAGAATCTGAATTTCAAGGATTACCAAATTTCCGTGTGGTGTACTCATTTGGTGGCAAACAAGACCACCTCATTGATCGGGAAGTAGATCGACACGCTGATGTCTTCCCTACCAAAGAAGCATTAGAAGCAGCGGGATACTTTGACCAGTCAGACAATGACCTACTTGCCGTCGTCGCACCAAGCAACAAGATCGGAATCGTGGCAAACAACCTGCCAGTCGCTAACAAGCGGTTTGCGGGCCGCACCATGAGCGAACTATGAACTTCCTGTCAGACGACGAGTTTGGTCAACTTACTGGGGCAGAACAAGACGAATACCTTCGACTGCTTGAGATTGACCTACAAGCATGGAAACTGACAGGTAACAAACGCCAGGAGAAAGCCCACGCCCTCGTCAAGAAGGTTGACTGGTTGTTGTACGGTGGCGCAGCTGGTGGTGGCAAATCCGAACTGCTCGCCTACCACGCCCACGAACTATCAGCCAAATACCCCGGTCACCGCACACTCCTAGTGCGAACTGCACTCCCCGAGCTACGACGATCACTCATCATCCGATCCCAAGTCCGATACGCCCAACTAAACGTAGATGCAGCCCTACGATCCATTGACAACGTCAAAGCCTGGTGGTACGGCAACGGATCAATCATCGAATACGGATTCTGCGCCCGCGACGAAGATGTCGGACAATATATGTCTGCCGAGTACGACTTCATCGGTTTCGACGAAGCAACCCAGTTCACCCCCTACCAAATGCTTATGATGTCGGGCCGACTCCGAACCAGCCGAAAAATGACTGCGCTAGGCGTAAGAACCCACGTTATGTTCGCAACGAACCCTGGCGACCGTGGACACACATTCCTATACAAAATGCTGGTACAACCCACCCAGCACGGCAAATACGCTGTTGTTTACGATGTGCGCGACGGATTTGAGAATCCTGAAGTAGTACGCCGAGTCGAACTCCCCGACGACCCAGCAGAGATTGACAAACTAGAAATCCCCCACGACCCCACCGACCACCTCATCGTCGCGTTCGTACCGTCAACCGTGGACGACAACCCCCACATTGACCCCACATACCGCAAACACCTATCCATGCTCCCCGAAACAGAACGCAAACAAAAACTGTTAGGCGACTGGGACACCTTCACCGGGCAATACTTCTCCGAATTCAACAGAGAAACCCACGTCATACCACCATTTGAAATCCCAGCAGAATGGCCACGCTACCGAGGAATCGACTTTGGAACAGCAAACCCCTACTGCTGCCTATGGGGAGCCTGGGATCCAGCCGACGGAACCTGCTACGTCTACCGAGAGGCATACCAAAAAAACCTGACAGCAGCACAACAAGCCATGCAAATCAAAGAAATGTCCAAAACCAGCGACGGCAAAAACGAACGCATCACCGCCACCGTCATCGACCCATCCACATACAGCAACGTCCAAGGCTTAGGACAAACCGTCGCAGGCGTATACAACTCACTAGGAGTCTCCACCAGCCGAGCCAAAAACGCCCGTATCTCAGGATGGCAAAACGTCCACCGCTACCTACAACCAGGCGTTATCAACGATGAGCCAAAATTAAAAATTTTCTCTACTTGCGAGCATCTGCTCCGCACCCTGCCCGCGATGCGCCACGACAAAACCAAAGTTGAAGACGTAGACACCGACGACGAAGACCATGCAGTAGACGCACTCCGATATCTGCTAGCCTGCCGTCCGTACAATGAAATCACCCGCAAACATAAACACGCCACATATGATGCAGAGGGTAGAGTACAAAGGTTCATGGAGAAGTTGGACAAAACAAAAAAGCGGAGATGGTAATGAGAATCGTTGACAACTACAATTATCTGCCAGGTTGCTGTTGGATCTGTCGAGGGGTCGCAAAACCCATCATTGACATGGAACTAGACCTAGACGGACATAACCATCCCGATGACGTAAACCCGTCAGCCAACACCCGTCTCTATATTTGTGCCGACTGTGCGTTAGAACTAGCTCGCATGGTTGCACCAGCCCGTGCCGTAGAAATGCGTCGCTTCGGAGAATTCGCAGCAATGGAACGAGTCGCCAAAGAAATGGGTGACCGAGCCGAAATAGCAGAAGAACGCCTAGCCTTAATCGCAGGAGCAATCGTGGGTGTAGACTCACAACCTGTAGAGCAGGCAGGCCCTACAAGTCAACTCGACGAGGATGATCCGCCGTTAGGCTCCGCACGGCCCGATGTAGCAGGTTCACCCCTTACCAGCAAGCGAGGTCGTCCTCGTCGGGAAGACACCCCCAAACCCGAAATAGATACTGATTTTGTTGGTGATCTGTGATATTCGCAGCGTTTAGCCTTGTCGCCCTACTGGGCATTGTCCTGTTGTTACTACGCGAGAACCGTAGATTGACTAATCTATTGTTGGCAAAGAATCCATCAGCAGCTATCGCCGCCGAAAAATTCTCTAAGTCAACAAAGAAAGAACAAGTCGATCCTCGGTCACGAACATCGTGGCAATCACCAACTGAAGGCGTAGGGCCATGAAACCTTGGGAACCACCCAAACCAACAGATGTCATTGACCTATGGAACAAGGCTGACCGTTATCTGTTAAAAGAACGCCGGGACTACTGGATGAATGCGTCCTACAACAGCGGTCAACAATGGATTTGGTGGGATCAGACCCGCAACATCGTGCAAGAACTGGACTATGCCAACGACAACGAACGGTACACGCGTATCACCGTTGACAAGTTTGGGCCTCGTACAACAAACCTTCTATCTCGTATGACGCGCTCCCCACTCGTATGGGAAATCGAGCCATCAGGAACAGACGACGCATCAGCTCGTCGCCAACGCCTACAAGAACAACTTCTCCTATCGGAAGCCCACGAACAAGATTGGGCTGACATCCGTGAAGAACACCTTCTCCAAGTCCTATATGGTGGATCGGCAGCCGTATCTATTGAATGGGATCCTCAACTAGGCAAGATTGTTGCCACCGACCCCGTGACCGCCATCCCGATCCCCGCTGGTGGTGTACGCCTCACACCCCTCGGTATCAGCGAATTCTGTCTAGAACCAGGTTCACAGTCAGTTGATGACGCTCGCTACTGGATCAAATGTGTCGCTCTACCCCCTGAGCAGGTCAAAGAACGCTACGACCTTGACTTTGATCCCGTACCTGACGCTGAAGCATCGTTGTCTTCACGCCACCGCACATTGCTCTCGCGTCGACCACAAGGTCAACCACCCCGCTTAACCCTTGTCTACTGCTATTACGAACGCCCAACCAACCGTACTCCTGGTTGCGTAGTCCACGTCGTAAACAACAAGCAGGTATACGCCTACGGTGACGGTCAAGGCTGGCCATTCCCATTCCCCCGCCTCAATATCGCTATCGGTATCCAGCGCAAAATCCCTCGTACATGGGTCGGGAACACACTTCTTACCCCGGCACGAGATATTCAGTACGCCTACAACCGTGCGCGCTCAACCATCCTTGAACATATGCGTAAAGCCGCTAACGCTCGACTGATGGTTCCCGCAGGATCAATTGAAGACTCCGACACCATTACGACCGACCCCGCCGATGTACTTGAATACAACGCCGAATTGGGCGAACCGCATTGGCAGTCAGCACCCGAAGTCCCCCGTTGGATCAGTAACGAGGCAGCACAACTAGAAGCAGAGATGGACGACATCTTCTCCACTCACGCTGTTTCTCGTGGTCAAGCACCTGGCGACCGCAACTCAGGACTTGCCCTATCAGTATTGGCTGAAAAGGACGACGGCCCTCTAGCACCAATGGCACGAAACCAGTCGGCTGTTTGGGCGCGTATCGGTCAAATGACCTTACAGTTGTACCGTGCCTACGCCCAGCAATCAGGCATGGTGCGATCACAAACGATCACCACCCAGCAAGGATCGACCGTCCAGTTTGAATGGACAGCCGAAGACATTGACGAAACCCCACAAGTCAAAGTCCCGTTAGACGCGACCGCACCACGATCCAAGATCGCAACCCAGTCCGTCATCACATCGCTGGCACAAACCTTCCCAGCAGCATTCCAAAACATTGACGGCCCAAGCCTGTCAAGACTGCTCGACCTTCCCGACCCCAAAGGTTTCATGGCATCAGCCGACCCCGATGTCGCCAAAGCCGAATGGGAAAACGGACTACTTATGCAGGCCACCCCAGTTATGCCAGCCGACTTTGACGACCACGCCAAACACATCGCCCAACACAACCGTGAGCGCAAATCCCCTGCATACGAGCTTGCAACACCCGATGTTCGACAAGCAATTGACGTTCACGTTCAAGCGCACCAAAAGCTGGCTGCCGACGAAGCAGCCGCACAACTCGCAGCACAGCAACAGATGCCGGGATCAGAAATGCTCCCGCAAGCCAATGAAGCACCTGGATCATTGGTTCCACAAATACAAAACGGACAGCCAGGATTACCACAGGAGATGCCACCACAATGACCGACTTTAACCCCGAAGGTGTAGTGGATTCTGCACCAGTAGAAGGTTCAGAAGCCAGTTCCACCGATGTCAATTGGGAAGACAAATACCGATCAGAAGTAGCCGACCGTGTGAAAGAACGCGAACGCTACAAGCCGATTGCACAAACATTCGCCAAGATGCATCCCGACGATGCCCGTGCCGTACAAGAGTTTGCTAACGCTTTCGCGTCAGGCGACACCGACACCGCAGTCCGATGGATGGTTGACAACGCCCGAACCCTCGCCGGGGAACGCTTTGACACTTTCATCAGCCCCCAAGCACAAGCCGCCATTGGTCAGCAAGCAATCCAAGACGGCCAGTCAGCAGGTCTGACCCCCAGCCAAGTCGAACAGCTCGTCGAGCAACGGATGAACCAGTTTGCCCAGGCTCAGGTACAAACACAGTACGAACGACAAATTGAGGAGACGCTCGCACAACATGGACTTCAACCCGATACACCGTTGGCGACAGCAGCAATCGTCGCCGCATCCCGCCGATCCGACCTTGATCTTTCCCTGGCAATACGCGAAATGGAAGATCAAGTTCTCGCTCAGGCAACGCAGATCGCAGCAAAGCGTTCAGAGGCAGGCAGCCAAATGGGGACACCCATCGTCAATGGGCAAGCCTCAACCAACCTCGCAGGACAGAACATGAGTCCTCGTGACCGGGCTATGGCACGACTTGAACAGCACGGTCTTAGCTAGCCATTTGACAAACAGGTGTTGTAGTGGTGTAGCATTTCTTCTGTACCTCGGACGAGGCGCACCACATACAACCACATAACATCGGAAGATGCAAGGCAACGCTGGATGGCGTGAACCATTGACAAGGTTGTGAACCCCCACATTCACCTACCCTCTTAAAGGAACCCCATCATGCCCGCAACACTCTCAACAGTCGATGCCATTCTCAAGGACGACTACAAGGAATATCTCGACAACCTCAACAATGCGAACTTCATTCTTTCGCAAGTTGAAACCCGCAAAGACACCGTCCAGGGTCGTATTGCCCGCCACGCCGTCCACCTCGGACGCTCAAGTGGTGTAGGCGCACGAGCCGAAAACGGAACCTTGCCAACTGCAGGAAACCAGGCTTTCGCAACAGTCCCGGTTCCCGTGCGTTACGTTTACGGACGCATCCAACTTTCAGGCCCAACCATCAAACAGGCTGTCACCGACCGTGGCGCATTCATTGATGCTTTGGACGCTGAAATGGAAGGCATCAAGAACGACGCAATGAAGGATGTCAACCGTCAGTTGTGGGGTACGTCAAACGGCGTTATCGCACAATGTGGTACGACCACGGCAGCAACTACTGTTGTTCTTGCCTCAACCACAGGTTCGACCGCACTCCGTCAGTTGTTCTTCGACGGTGGCATGGTTGTTGACATCGGAACCGTCGCATCCCCGACAACCGTTGCATCAGCTCGTACCATCACCTCGGTCGACGAAACCAACAAGACCATCGCCATCTCAGGTGCAGCAGTCACGACATCCTCAAGCCACTTCGTTTTCCGTAGTGGTGCAGGTGGAGCGTCCAGCAACACAGGTCAGCCTGGCGACGGACAGGTCGAATTGACTGGTCTTCAGACCATCGTTGACGACACCGCAGTCCTTCACACAATCAACCCTTCGTCACAGCCGAAGTGGAAGTCCTATGTGAACAGCAACTCAGGAACCAACCGTTCCATCACCGAAACCCTCATTACTGGCTCCATCATGAAGACCCTCACCAACTCAGGTAAGAAGCCTTCGTTGTTGGTTTCGGCTGAAGGTGTCAACTTGGCAATCAGCAACTTGTTGCTCTCATTGAAGCGCAACATGGAGCAGACCCAGCTCAAGGGTG